GTCTAATACGCGCGTGGTGGGGGTGGGGTACCCCCACACACTCATCAATTGATGAGAGTTTGGGCGTGCCATACCCCAATATGGGGTATACAGTGCCTAGTCGTAAAAGCCCACATAATCGCGCTAGCGTATCCAATACTCACCAATACGTGAGAGTTGAGCCTATCGCGCTTAGATAATCACTTGGTACCATGATGTTTGTTGTGTGTAGGCTATTGCACATTAGCAAACTTTGTGGTAATAGCGCCATTTTGTCACTATTCCTACCACGTGCGCGGCGCGCGAATTATAGCGATTAATACTGCACTGTCAATCGTCAAACCGATTCACATAGCATGTTCTATTTTCATGTTCGATATCGTCCAAAATGAATAAAAATCAACCCTATTACTCACATTCTGCAATAGTGTGAAATTCATATCCCTACCTGCTGCTTACACACTTCAAACACAATTCAACTGGACTTTTAGCATTTGAGCCAATAGGTAAACCTATTCGCCAACAAAAGATTTTTTTGCCGCTTTACCTGCTTGTTTGCCTATAGCTTGAAATTCAATCGCCAAACCTATTGATTGTGAAGATGTATAGGCATATAGTGATAATCGTCCAAAGGGAACAGCGAAAGAAAGGAGGAACAAGGTACATAGGCCATACCTGGGCCATATCTATAACTACGTAGGCCGCCTATATGGCTCGGCGACATAGGGACGGGGTTCTATCTCTTGAGATAGGCGCTAGACCATACCCCGATATCCAAAGGTCAAGCTAGTGAAATCATTTCCGGTAATCAGCCCGCACTAGATTGCGCCCAAGTGACATGGAGTAATCCCATGCATCCGGTGAAAGTCCAAAGGCAAAAGTCGGTACGAGCGACATTACAAGTGTGTCTAAAGGCGAGTTGGTGAGACTTGCTGTGGTTTGGCTTGGTCGCTGCCTAGTATTCCCTAGGAAACGGAAAATTCCAAGTACGTGCCTAGGTCTTTAAATGTGAACGGCACATAGCGCCCAAATGCCCATAAGTCACATTCGCACAAGTGGTGTCTCTCGTGCATTGCCTACTAAGTAAGTAGGTAGCGCACGGGAAAAACCCGTATTGGCAAACGCTTTGATTGGAGAACGATTATGGCTAAGAACAAGACTGAGCACTACTACCGCGTCACCTTTGTCGACAGGCATCATCGCCGCAACCCCATTGACCTCATTACCAAGGGGTTCAAGAAGCAGGAAGCTATAGACAAGGCTCGTGAAGCGCTGCACGACAAGGCTCTTGCAGACCTCAAGATGATTACCGACGATTGGGCGACGGCACTGTCTCCCGACGTGTGGAAGGTCTCGCCAGAGTACTACTTCACGATGGTCGACAACTGCTGGTCGATTGCCGACTGCTCCGTGTGCGACCAGTTCGCACGCTCCGTGTCTAGCTCCGACAAGGTTCGCAAGGCCCGCTGGTCGTCCAAGCAGCGCAAGGAGCGCGACGAGAAGCAGCGCCGCGAGAACCTCAACGCTGCATAGCACGACAACCCAATACCCGCTGTTCAGGGCACACGACAAGTGTGCCCTTTTCAGTGCGCATTGGGCGCACGACAACAGATTGGAGAAAGTCATGAGCATTGACAAGCAGCAGAAGCAGCAGCACGACAACGACCCCGACTTCATCGACATTGGCGGCGAAACCGACTGGACGTGGGTCTGCGACGGAGTTTGGGATGTGTGGGCGGTGCGCGACAACAAGCGCGTGTACTGCCCCAGCAAGCCCAGCAAGTAGCGACGAAACAGGAGGAAAACCATGTGCATCGACAAGATGAGCGTGAACGTGTCTGGCAACACGTTCTTCAACCGCTCACACGACACCTACCGCCACGACGAGATTTACGGCCCCAGTCGCAACGACGTGCGCAGGGCCATCGACAAGGTCGTGCGCCGTTGGAACAAGCGCCCTGCTGGTGGCCTGTCCGACGTGCTGTTCTTCCACTACAGCGACGGCACCGTTGGCCGTCTGTTTTACGACCTTTTCGACTTCACCATCGACCCGTCCCTCGGCTGCAACATCGCTGTTGGCGGCAGGTACGCCCTGCGCTACGACGAGAATGACGGCGACCCCATCGAGACCACGCCGTCTCAGGCAAAGATGCTTGTCTGCAAGCACTTCAACTAGGAGGACTAATGGACACCACTCAGTACCCCGTTCTTGAGTTGCTCGACGAGCAGCCCAACGATAAGCCCACGACCAGCAAGAAGGCCACGACCAAGAAGGGAACGACCATGACCACCAAGAAGAACGCCGCCACGACCAAGCCCGAGACCAAGAAGGAGACCACCATGCCCGAGAACGACGCCCCCAAGACCAGCGGACAGGACACCATTCACAAGATGATTGCCGAGTATGACGAGACCGTCGCCGCCCTGCGTGCCAAGCACGACCCCGTCGACATGCAGCCCGTGAACCCCATCACCGGGCGTCCGCTCAACAAGGACGAGAAGGTCATCGACGACCTGCGCTACTTCGCCGCCGAGTACGGCTGGACCGACAACCGCTTCGCCACGGGCGGTCAAATCCGCGCCAACGGCGGCAAGGTCGACAAGGACAAGCCCAGCGTGACGATGTTCATGCGCTTCGGCAACAGCGACAAGTACAGCTACTACCGCGTCTACAACCTCGCCGACGTGACGTGGCCCGACGGCACCATCCCCACGACGTTTGCCGTCAAGTCCGGCAAGAAGTCGGGCAAGTCCACGACCGCCAAGGGTAAGAAGTCGGGCAAGTCCACGACCAAGACCGCCGCGACGAGCGCCGTCCCCGCAGCCCCCGCCCAGCTCATTCGCATGACCCTGCCCGACGGCACCGTGGTTGAGGGCCGCACCGTCGACGAGGTCATCGCGCTCAAGAAGGCGCTCATGGCCTAGCAAGCGACAACGACAAGGAGGTAACGACAATGTCCCTTTCCACCCACTACCGCGCCGTTCTCAGCGACGGCACCAAGGTTCCCGTGTTCTGCTGCCCCGACTACGGCACCGTCTGCATCGGCCACGACGGGCGCTGGCACGACTTGCGCGACTGGAACGTCCGCAGCTTGAAGCACGACGTGAGTAGAGTCACGAAGCGCGACGTGACCAAGCTGTACGCCTGCTAGTGACGAGTGGGGCCGGGTGTGCAGGCCCGGCCCCCAAGCGTTCCCCGACGAAGAGAACAAGGTGATTCTATCATGGCAAAGACCCTGCTCAACGATTTCATGCTCAAGGTCGACACGCTCGACGAAATCACGCCCGATGATGTGGCGTGGCTCAAGTCCGGTTCGCACATCAACGGGCGCTACATCGAGAACAAGCACAGCATCCTGTACACGACGAGCCGTGGTGTCAGCAAGCAGGTGAAGTGCTACGTCGACAGTGGCGGCAACGTGAAGTGGTACACGTTCTCGAACCGTCAGCGCTACGACTACCTCAGCGACGAGGAAGCCAAGTGGCTCGACCCCGGTACCTACGCAAAGCGCAAGGAGCGCAAGGACAAGTGGCGCGACGAGCGAGAGAAGGCGCGTCTCGAAGTCCCGCCCGTCAAGGTGGGCGACATTTTCGCTGGTAGCTTCGGCTACGACGCGACGCTGTGGGACTTCTTCGAGGTTGTCGACGTGTCCGCAACGGGCAAGACCGTGACGGTGCGCGAACTCAAGCACGAGACGAAGGCTGGTTACGGATACAACGACTGGAAGTGCCGCCCAGTCCCCGGCAGCTACGTCGGCAAGCCCATCAAGAAGCAGGTGAAGGCGTCGACGTATCGCGGCGAGTCGACGCCGTACCTCAAGATTTCCAGCTACGAGTACGCCTATCTGTGCGTCGACCCGACCGCGTGGCACGACGCCGACAACTACCACTAGGAGGTAACGACATGGCAAAGTTCTACGGACAGGTCAAGGGCACGGGCCGCACGACTGCGACGCGACAGGGCAGCTACGGAATCCGCTCGTCGGTGCAGTCCTACGACGGCTCGATTATCACCGAGCTTTGGTACTACCCCGACAAGACGCTCAACGTGCGCGTTGAGGTTGCCGAGGGCAGCAAGTTCTCTGGCAAGACCATCTTCGACGGCAGGTTCGACGAGTTCGTCCGGCGTCTTTCCGACTAGCACGACACGACAAGGGGCGGCGCAAGCCGCCCCGACCATGATTGGAGTAAACCATGAGCAAGATGCTCGAACAGTACGTCGGCGATGGATACGTCGTCATTCCCGCACGAATCATCGCGGCTGCGGGAATCTTCGCAAGCAACGACAAGCTGCGCCCCATCCTTGGGTGCGTCCGAGTGTTCCGCAACGACAACAACGAGATTGAGGCGTGGTCGACCGACTCCTACCGCGCCCTCCGGCTCTTCTGGCCCGACAAGGTCAACGGCGACAACAAGTACGACCTCATGGTCAACCTCGTCGCACTCAAGGCCACGAAGATTGTTCCCGCACGCCCCAAGCTGGACCAGTACGTCGCCATCATGAGCAATGGCGACATGACGAGCGTGACGCTGCTCAACCATGCGGTTGGCAAGCACTACGACGAGGGCGGCAGCGCGACCGTCAAGAACGTCGACGGCAAGTACCCGAACATGAAGCAGCTCTGGAAGTTCGACTGGACGCCATCAAGAATCAGGTCGCTCCCGACGCTTAACGCCCATTACACCAGCGACATGTTCAAGTGCGCCGACGTCGCGCTCTCGGTGCCCAAGGACGCCGTTCTGTGCGAGTTCTACCCCGGCGAGAACAGCTACGAGCCTGTGTGCTTCATCGCCCGTTCGTCCGGCGCGACGCTCTGCGGGATGCGTGCCGAGATGCTGCTCATGCCCGTCCGCAAGTAACGACGAGAGAGGAACGACAATGAACTACAACGTCATGCCCACCTACCAGACCGACAACATCGACAAGGACGGCTACAACACCTACACCATCACCGTCAACGCCAAGGACTTCGGCGGCTACCTCGACGAGCCTACGCCCGATAAGTGCAACTACCTCGCCGAGTACATGATTGAGTTCATGCTCGACTACGGGGGCATCGACGATGCGACGAGGGGTTACGGGCTTGAGGCCCTTGAGGAGCACGAGGACGAGGAGACCACCGAGCGCCTGTTGAAGAGGTTCAAGGCGTGGTACGGGATGCTCTACGACGCCGACGTCAAGGGCGTCGAAATCATGGGGCGTGACTACGCGATGGAGCTGGGCTACCGCTCCATCAACAGCCACAACAAGTGGGTGCGACGCCTTGCCAATCGCCGCTGCGACATGTTCACGAGCGACCGGGAGGTTCAGGCCCTCGGCTTCACCCTCGACGAGGAAATCCTTGCGACCTACTAGGAGGTAACGACATGCTCATGCTCCGCGACTTTATCCGTACCTGCAACATGCTCCTCATTCCTTGGGAGGTCATTCCCTACGACAACGACGGCAACGTTGTCTGGCACTACCACTTCGACTGCGATGCCGACGAGTTCATGACGCTCGTGCGCACGTATGGCAACAGTCCCGTCACCTACGCATACCTTGACGACGAGGGCGTTGCCGTCGCCCACGTCGACCACGTCGACAACGACTAGGAGGAACCATGAACAACGACCGCTGCATCAACAACCTTTCGACCATCCTGTACCACATCAGCAACAACAAGGCCGCGCAGAGCATCCTCGACGGGCTGCTCTGGCACATCGGCACTGGCGAGATTGTCGGCGACGGCTGGTTGGAAGGGATGCTCGACGCGCTCTGGTATGCACTCGACATGACCTGCGAGGACATGCACATGAGCCTCTCGTTCTTCAAGCAGACGCTCCGCTACGCCCTGACCGACGAGTGCACCGACTAGGAGCCGACATGACGCGACGCACCTTCTGCCGCCTGATTGTGGCGGCTGCAATCTGCCTGACCAACCCAAACGACAAGGAGCCTGTCTTATGAAGCGTGCAATCGAGTACACCATCGACACCGCCAAGGCCCTCGTGGAGTCCTTGGAGTCCAACGACGGCTTTGCCCAACCGCTCCTACGCAAGTTGAACATGCAGGTCGATATCTGCGACGGCAACGGTGACTGGAACCTTGGCGACGTCATAGACGTTGCAATCGGTAAGGGGTTCGACGCCGACAAGAGCAACATCGACCCCGACCAGTGGACGAGGGACGAGCTTGTGGCCTTCGCCTACGCATCCGTTGGACAGTTTGACTAGGAGGTAACGACAATGACCAAGAACATCATCACCCTCGACCAGTTCATCAAGTCCTGCGAGACCCTCGGCATCCCGTACTGGGTCTACGACAGGAACCAGATTGGCGTCACCTACGAGTCGCTCAATGGCGGTGTCCTCCCCTACGAGTACCCCGAGGACGTCTGGCTTCTCGACTACACCCTGTGCGGTGGCGGTATGCGTGCCGAGGTCGGGAACAGCACGAACTACTGCGTCTACATCAACGACATGCGCTTGCAGCAGGTTGGCGACCGATACGAGGAGTCGACCATGTCCTCTGACATATACGACTCATTCGACACGCCCGACAAGGCGCTTGCCCTCATGCGTGAGCTGGTTCCATTCTATTCCGACAAGTGGGACGTCAAGCGCAAGGGCGTGGGACTCGACACCATCGGCTACTGCAACATATCGGTTGAGAAGGAAGTCGCCGACATGGAGGGCAACATTGTCGACTGCGAGGTCATAGCAATGTGTGACGCGCTGCCCGAAAGCATCCGCAAGAAGGCCGAGGAAGCCGAGCGACGCTACCATCAGTGGCTCGACTACCAGTGCGAGGACTACTGGAAGTCCGGTATCATCTACGGCACGACGAGTGAGGAGGAGTAGACATGGAGACCATGACCTGCAAGGACGTGAAGCGCCACATGGCAAGGGTGAAGGCGCTCGAATGCATGGACTACCTCGTGACGGCGCTCAACCACGAGGGCTGCGACGAGTTCTGGTGTATGCATGGCCTTCCCGACGACTGGGACGAGGACGACCTACACTGTATTGCCGAGGACGACGAGCAGTTCGGCTGGATGTGCAAGGCGTTCCTCAATGTGATGGGGAGCGAGGAAGCATACGACGGTGGCTTCGACCTGTAGGAGGAAAACATGACAACTGTTCACACTACGGCAATCGGTGCGATGCAGCAGATGATTGCATCAACCGGAAAGAGCAGGATAGCCCTTTCCCGTGAGATGTGTAGGAGCGACACGTATCTGACGACGAAGTTGCAGGAAAAGTCAAAGCCGAGAACCGACACACTTTCACAACTAGCAAACCTTTGTGGCTACACGCTCCAACTGGTGCGCGGCGACGACGTCATAGTCATTGACCCACCGAACGACTAGCACCAACCACATAGGCAAGACGAGGGCCGCGCAAGCGGCCCTCTTTGTTACCCGACGAAAGGACGAGACATGGCAGGCACACTTCATTTCCTTGGCATCTACCCCAACGACATTGAGCACGCCGCCGACGTGCTCGAAGCCGTCTGCGAGGAGCATGGCGTCGACAAGGACGCCCTCTACGACTACATCCTCCAAGAGTTCGAGGAGACCTACGGCGACCAGTTCGGCAACCGGATAATCGACCTCATGTTCCACAACCTCAAGAGCTGGCTTGTTAACGACGGCATCCCGTCCACCAGCATCGACTACGAGGTCAACGGCATGTGCAGCGACTTCTACATCAACGGCGAACAGGCTTACTAGGAGGTACAGACAATGGGATACGAGAGCAAGCTGATGGTCGTCCAGCCCTTCCGCAACTTCGTGACGAGCAACGAGGGCATGACCTACGTGGGCACCATCGCCACCATCGACCTATGCAAGATGCCCTACGACTTCCACGACCTCGTCCGCGACCACTGGCACGACGGCGGCTACTACTTCTACGACGGGTACGACCAGAAGTGTGACACCGACCTGTACGGCGACCCGCTCGTGGCGACCGACCTCGACACGGCAATCGCCGACCTCAAGGCAATCGACAAGCAGATTCTCGAACGCGAGGGCGAGCACTACCGCCGACTCCCGCCAGCGATAGCCCTGCTTGAGGGCTTCGACCAGTCACAGTGGGACGAGCTTCTCGTCATTCACTTCGGACACTAGGAGGTACCGACATGGCACTCACCCCCAAGATGATTCAGACCTCAATCGACAACCTCGACCGCTCCCTGACCAACCATGAGACCCGGATGCTCTACGGCATCATGTCCCGCGACGTTACCGTCTGGGAGATGGCGAACCGCACCGACGCCACGCAGGAGGTCGCAGACCTCGTGGTGCAGGTGATGCTCGACGCCTACCGTCAGGCAATCACCGACGTCGACCGCGAGTGCAGGTTCCGCATCGAGAACATGACCAGCTGCTAGGAGGACACCATGACCAAGACCTATACGGGCAACGACTACCCGACCCTGCTCGACTACTGGCAGCACCACGACAGCATCATCTTCCGCGACCACAACGAGCACGAGCGCCGCGCCCTAAGAGACTTCCACGACCGCAACTGGGAGTGGTGGCGCACCGCACCGACCAAGCAGCGCGACAAGGTCAAGGCCGTCATGCGTGATGGTCAGAGCCTTCACAGTGCAATGGGAATCGTTCGCTTCGGAATCCGCTAGGAGGACACCATGAGCAAGCACATTGAGTTCAAGTACGTCGTCACCTACACCTATGAGGACGGCGACAGCGACCACGCCCTCGCCCTGTTCCGCTTCACCAAAGACGAGCCTCACGAGGGCCTGTGGCTCAACGAGGTCACCATCCTCAACGTCTACGGCGACGAGCCTGACGCCGAGACGCACGACGGGTGGCGCGGCGAGGTCGTTGAGCGCCAGTGGGACTACAACAGCGTCCCTTGGGACTTCAAGGACATGCACATCATGTGCATGGACGCCAACGACCTCGACGCCGACCTTGGGTTCGAGGACTACGACCCCGACCAGTGGGAGTTCGACGGCATGACGATGGTTCGTGTCGCCTAGTGATTGGAGATGGGCATGGGAATCACTGTGAGCGAGTTCGTCAACGTCGTGTCGGCGCTTGGGTTGTTCTGGGAGGTCAAGCGCAACGACGACGGCTCGAAGGTCTGCGGCATGAGCTATGTGGACGAGGACATTGACGCCTTCCTCGACGAGTACGGGCAGCGTGAGGTCGTCAACGCGGCGATGTGCGACTTCGGCACCGCAAGGGCCTACATCTAGCCCTCGGCGACGCCCACCCCGGCCTTGGCGTGGGCCAGCCCGTGCGCCGACAGCCAGTCGATGCCGTAGTCCCCACGGCGGCGCACGGTAGACGGAGAGACGCCGAGCGAGTCGGCCACGACCGACACGGGGACGAGCGACACGTACCGCATCTCAAGCACGTCCGCAGCGACGCGCTCCTCGTAGCCGATGGCACGCATCCCTGCGAACACGAGCCTCGCCGACGCGACCTCGGCCATGGCAGACGCGACGAGCCTAGCGTTGGCCTCGTCTGCCATGACGAGCGCGTCAATCGGTGCCATGACGTCCATGCTGGGCGACGAGGACACGTTGACCTCCTTGATTGTGGCACCGTATGAGGTTGCGGCCTCGCGCCGCTCCTCCGACAGCCGCTCGTGGTCCCTGACGAGCATGGCGGCGTCAGCGACGCCCTCCAACCATTCGAGAGCGTTGAATCCCGGCAATTCCTGCTCCAATCGACGGCTACCCGACGATTATAGCAACTGGTTGCCGAATATCCCGTCCACGAGCGACGTAGCTGCGGAAATCCTCGACGGGTCGCACGTAGCGTACACATCCAGCGTCATGGCGGCGCTTGAGTGGCCCATGAGCGACTGGACGAGCTTCACGTCCGCCCCCGACGCGACGAGGGCGGTGGCGTAGCTGTGGCGCAGGTCATGGAACGTCGGGCGGCGACCCTCGGTGCCGACGTAGCCGTGTTCCTCGGCGAACCGACGCCACGACACGCTGAGGTGCCACTTCGAGCGCCACTTGCCCGACGAGGGGCCGACGAGCCACGCATCCGGTGCCAGCGACGCGACGAGCGGCGCGAGACGGCACACGAGGACGTCCGGGATGGGCACGACGCGCACCCTGCCAGTTTTGGTGGGCTTGACGTACTCGCCCGACTGCCCGGTGCCTATCGAGCGGCTTATGGTGACGGTCTTGGCGACGAGGTCGACGTCCGACGCCTTGAGTGCGCAGACCTCGCCCTCACGGAGGCCGCAGAGCAGCCCGAGCATCGCAGCGACGGGCAACCAGCCCTCGTTCGTGGTCAAGTCGGCGACAAGTCGCGCCAACTCGTCCCCGACGAGCGCGTTTGGCCTTGAGAATGACGAGCGACGCACCCTGACGCCCTCGGTCGGGTCTGAATCGACCAGACCCGACGAAATCGCGTCCCGGAAGGCGGCTGAGAGCAGCCTGAGACGCTTTCGGACGGTGGTGACGGCCCTGCCCGACGAAATCCACGACGAGACGAGGTCTTGGACGTCGTTTCGGGTCAAATCGGCTGCACTTTTGGCCCCGAACCCCCTAATTAGGGCATTTTTCGACGAAACGTAGTCCCTTTTGGTCGATGTTTCGACCGGGAGCGACGAGATGTACGACGAGAGGAGGTGCTCGACGGTGACTGACGGCCTTTCGACCTCGCGTATGAGGTCTGCGAGCAACAATGTGGCATCAACCGACGACACACGACCAAAGGAGCGCGAGATGCTTCGACTTCCCGACTTCACGACGCCATATGTGACGCCGTTCCTGCTTCTTGTGAACGCAGACGTGACACCCATTGCCACCTCCAAGGCTAGGGACGGCCCCCGATGGGGGATTGCATGACGTATAATCGCAGCTAACCCTAACGGAGGGGTGGCAGAGTGGTTGAATGCGGCGGTCTCGAAAACCGTTTGGCCTTCGGGTCACGGGGGTTCGAATCCCCCCTCCTCCGCCAGTAAAAACACGGGCTGACCTGCGACGACGCACGTCATGCATCAAATGAGAGCCTTATTGCATATGCGATAAGGCTCCTTTTTTGACACCTTTTCATGCCGCGACGCCGTTCGGCGAACGGCATGGTCTACCTCCCCAACGGTTCAACTGTTGGTAATCTGACAAGTTTCTGAACCGACGCTGGCACGCCGGACGGCGATGCTTGCGTCGATTGGAGGGCGACGTGTTCACTACGAAGCTCGACGAGGTCACGACCATCTGGTGCGGGAGGAACGGCAAGACGCACCAGCAGGTCGCCGAATACCTCGGCATGGGGCGCACGACATGGCAGAACAAGCGTCTCGGACGCTACCGCATGAGCGCGGAGGAGCTTTGGCTCCTGTCCGACATGCTCGACAAGCCCATGGAGTACGTCTACCAGCTACTTCCCCCAATCAACCACACGACGGAACGCTAGGCGTACCGGAGAACCTTGAAAACGGAATGGTGTTGCAGGTGTGCCATAGGAAACGCCTGCATGACGAAGAAGCCCCCTCACGAATGCTTGGCGGCGCGTGAGGGAGCCTGTAACAGGTAGCGGCCCCTGCGGGGGCCGCACGAACAAAAGGATAACGCATGAACAGTTGGAACAACTGGACGGAGCGCGAGCGCGTTCTGTTCACCCTTTGCGGCTTCGCCTTCTACGTGCTGCTGCTCGTCCTGATGGTGGTGATGTGACGTGATTAAGCGACTCAACACCGACTTCGCCGTCGACGGGGACTGGGTGAGCATCGGCAAGAGCAAGCGCGTCAGCACCCTCGACGAACGCTGCTACATAATCCGAAGCATCGACAGTGCCAAGCACCACGACGTCAGGCTCTCCATCTCGCATGAGGTTGGCGAGCATATCATCCGCATGTTCGGCGAGCACGTTTCGGTCAGGCTCAACACCACGGACGGGTCACTTGCGATTGTCTCCGGCGACGAGCGCAAGCTCTCTCGTGGAGCGAGGAACGGCAAGAGGTTCCAGCTAAGCATCGGAACGTTCCATCAGGGCATCGCCGACATTTTCGGCGACTACGAGCGCGTCTACATGGCACCTACGCTCTACTCCAACGCGGTCGTCCTCACGCCGATAGAGTGCGTGGAGGTGGAGCGATGACCAACATGGCGCTTGACCTCGACGACTACACGCAGGACGTCGCCGACGTCGCTCGACGCGACTTCGGCCCCAAGACGGGCGAGGAGCTGCGCGACGAGGGCGAGGAGTTCTACCGCCACAACGGTGCGCTCCTGCACGCCCACCTCAAGGCCGCGCGTCTACTGCAGGAGCGCGGCATCCCCGTCTCGGCCCGGTTCCTGACCGAGTTCGCACGCTGGTCGACCAAGCTCATGTGGCTCATGCCCCTGCTCTTTGAGATTTACCGCGACGTCCCGGTGACGAACCCCGAGCGCGGACTCAAGATTCCGAACGCAACCAGCGCGTGGCTCACGCGCTGGCTTGAGGGTCAGGGAATCGACGCACGCAAGGTCCGCTCGAAGATGGACGGTGCGAAGTGAACTACATCGACAACAACACCCACGGCCACGTTGAGCCTGTGCCGCCGACGAACGTCCGGCCTTGGAGCCGCGTGGTCGGGACGTGCGGCGACCACATCTGCGTGGTCAACAGGCGGCGCGAGTTCTACGACCGCGCCCCGGTCCACGGCGACACGTACCTCGGCAGGTGCGCGTCAGACCGCGACGCATTCAGCAGGTGGAAGAACCACCTCATGACAATTGGGGAGCGACACGAGGAGGCGAGTTTCCATGACGCCGAACCAGCTTCGCATAGCTAACCGGAACAGGGATATCTACGACCGGGTCTACAACGGCGAGTCCTACGTCGACGTGGCGAAGGACTACGGCATCACGCCCGAGAGGGTCGGTCAAATCTACAGGAAGATGTGGGGTGAGCATTGCGCTATGGCGACGTATGAGAAGGTGCGAGAGACGTCCGGCTTGAACCATCTCGTTCAAATCGGGCGCGAGAAGTACCGTGGCGACTGCCACCTGCCCAACGGCAAGGTCAAGACCAAGGAGTTCAAGTACGACAGGGCCGAGGCCAAGGAACAGTGGCTCGCTTGGATTGAGGAGGTCGAGCTTGACTACGAGGAGCGCCATCAGGTGCCCGACGAGGACGACGCTACGACCAGAATCGTCGAGCAGAACCCGGTGAGGGCCGCGCTCGTGACCGAGCCGGAGCCTAAGCCCGAACCCGAGTTCACGACGACATGGAGCGGCCCTGCAGTCACGACGGTGCCGACGAGCGAGCCTGCGGTCGAGGTCACGGGCGTCGTCGACGAGTTCGTGGCACCCAAGCTGTACCTGCTCCACAGGGTCGACTGGCAGGGCACGCCGACGCTGTTCCGCGACTGCGACAAGGCGCTCGCGGTGGCGACCAGCCTGTCCAAGGTCGCCGGGTGCGAGTTCGACGTGCTCGAATGCGAGTTCTGGGAGGAGGGCTGATGAGGGACCACTACCAGACGAAGAAGGACGCCGCGCTAGAGCTGTTCGCCAACGGCGCGACCTTGGAGCAGGTCATGGAGATTCTCGACATGGAGAAGAACATGGCCTACAAGTACCGGGCCATCGTCAAGCGCGAGGAACGCAAGCGCGACGCCGAGTCGCTGGCGATGGAGGTCTGGCGACGGTTCTGCGACGGCATGACGCCCTCGGAGATTGACCGCGACCTCAGACTGCCCGATGGCAACGCCCATGACGTGATTGTCCACGAGTGGCGTCTGGATGTGCAGAAGCAGCCGTCCCTCGTGACGATGGGAGGTTCGTTCAGGCATGTCTAGGCAGAAACAGCGCGGCACCAGCTTCGAGTCGATGGTCGTCGACTGGCTCAACGAGCGGATGGGGACCGACACGTTCCACCGCCTCGGCATGGGCGGCACGCACGACGAGGGCGACGTCTGGGGCCTGTTCTCGCATGGCAAGCGAATCGTAATCGAGTGCAAGAACCACAAGTCCATGGCCCTGTCCGAGTGGCTGGACGAGGCCGAGGTCGAGAGGGGCAACGCCGACGCGCTGGCGTCCGTCGTGGCCCACAAGCGCAAGGGAAGGGGTGCCAAGTCCTTCGGAGAGACCTACGTGACCATGACGCTTGAGGACTTGGTGGCGATTCTGACGGGAGAGAGGAAATGGTGATGGCGGTAAAGAGGAAGTTCGTCCCCGACTTCGTGTACGTCGTGATGAGCGGCAGCTACGACCCGCTGTACGTCGTGATGGGCGACGACGAGGCCGAGGCGATTCGCAACGACAAGACGGTTGACGTCTACAAGGTTCCAGCCGTGGCGCTGCTCGGTAGCTGGCAACCGGTCAATGACGAGGAGGTCGAGAATGGGTGACGTCGAGGCACTGACCCAGCTTGCGGGTCTGCAGGCGCTCTACAAGCAGCTCGGGGAGATTCTCAGCACCAAGAACCCGGACGGGCTGCGAGGGCAGGTCGACGCTAGGCTCCGCGAGCTGTGGGAGACGACCGGGGTGGACCGGCTGCGCCTGATGATAGGAGACGTCGAGGTCGGCAAGCTCACCGCCAAGATTTCCAAGCCCACCAAGCGCACCACGATGTACGTGAACGACTCCACGGCGCTTCTGGACGACGACTTGGCGACCATGAGGGCGTTCGTGAGGTCTCACGCCAAGGAGTACGCCGAGTTCTACCTAGAGAACAACGGCGCGGTGCCCGATGGGTGCGAGATGGGCGTCGAGGACGTCCCCGCCAAGTGGCAGGGGACCACGATTACGGGCTGCAAGCCCCAGCAGGTGCTCCCGATGCTCGGAATCGGGCGCGTGGCTGGCTACATCGAGGAGGGATAGCATGGCAGAGGCCAAAAAGACGCTCGCGGAGCGCCTGATTGAGGTTCAGGCGCTTCTCAAGGCCCCAAAGGGGCAGTACAACAGCTTCGGGAAGTACAAGTACCGCTCCTGCGAGGACATTTTGGAGGCTGTGAAGCCACTTCTGGCTGAGAGGGGCCTGCTCCTGTTCATCGAGGACCAAATCGAGCGCATCGGCGACACTTCCGGCACCGACTCGCTGCGCTGGTACGTCAAGGCGACCGCGACCGTGACGGACGGCACCGACAGCGTGTCCACCACGGCCTACGCACGCGAGGACGAGAGCAAGAAGGGCATGGACGGGTCTCAGGTGACCGGGGCGTCGTCCTCATACGCCCGGAAGTACGCCCTCAACGCCCTGTTCCTGATTGACGACACCAAGGATGCCGACGCGACCAACACGCACGGTGCCCAGCAAGCCTCACAGCCCACGCAGAAGGCCCAGAAGCCGCCCTACAAGGCAAGTACACCACCCAAGCCCCAATCGGCTCCTGACGGGCACCCAGAGAAGCCACAGACGCAGGACGGCCCGGTCCTCACGCCGCAGGAGATGGACTCCCTGCGACAGTCGTTCGTGAACTACAGGGACGCGCTCGGGCTTGACGGCCACGCGGCCCTCGCAAAGCTGCTTGAGGACACCGGAATCGCGCAGTTCGGCGAGAACATGACCCAGCAGGAGTTCACCAAGGCTCAGGTCGAGATGGGGAAGGCCATAGCGAGGGCGTCCGGTGCCAAGGTAATCGAGGGGTAGAGGCCCCATGTGGTGCGTTGGCTTGCGGTTGGAGGTGATGTGCTTTGGCAAGGGGTTCGAGGGACAAGTGGACGGACGAGGACCGCGCCATGTACGACTCGCTGTGCATGGAGGTCGCCGACTCGCCGCTGGACTACGTCCGGCATGACTCGGACGCACGTCTGGACGATGCGCTGAGGGCCATAGTCATGACGCACGGGGTCGACTACCTCGGGATGTACTGGGTGCTGGTCGAGTGCCTCTGCACCAAGAAGGGCCACATGTACGACGTGTCGGACGACATGGGCCTGATGAAGCTCGCGCTGGACATGAGCACCTGCGGGTGCATGTTCACGCCTGACGAGGTCGGTGACTTCGTGGGTGTGCTGGCAGAGAACGGCCTGATTGACGGCGAGGTATACGAGCACAGCGGTCGCGTGGTGAGCGAGCGCGTGCTCAAGGAGTGCCGTGGCTACGCTCAGGCTGTGGCGGCAAAGAGGGTCGGCGGCATCGTGTCCGGCAGGAGCCGGAAGGGTGGGGAGTGAACATAGTTCTGAACATAGTTCGAGCTATCTTCGGAAGATACCCCCAAGAGGTTGTGAAATAACTTCACCTCACTTCACTGCACTTCACTTCATTTCACTTCACTACAGGGTAACAACCAGTAACCGATACAGGGTTGGTACTTGGTATCAACCAGATGGTGTCGGGCTTGCCCGTTGTTGAAAACTTTTCCGATTGTTGAAAACTCAAACAGAAGGGGGCAGGACATGCCTGTCAACACTTGTGCGCTCGTCGGCAACCTCGTCCGTTCGCCAGAGGTTCGCTCAACCAACTCGGGGACCGTGGTCATGAACTTCGACATTGCCGTGAACGACCGCGAGAAGAACATGCAGACCGGGGAGTGGGAGGACGTGCCATCGTTCTACTCATGCACGATGTTCGGCAACCGCGCCGAGGCGCTCTCGCGCTATCTGGACAAGGGCAGCAAGGTGGCCGTGCGCGGTCACCTCAAGCAGCGCCGCTGGGAGGCCAAGGACGGCTCCAAGCGCTCGAAGGTGGAAATCATCGTCGAGGACTTGGAGTTCATGAGCAGGCGCAGCGAGGAGCCTACCTACGAGGAGCCGTACCGCGCATCCGCGCCGCAAGCACCTGCGATGGACTTCTTTGACGAGGATTGCCCGTTCTAGGAGGTGGCGCATGGACGACATGCAGTTCGTGGACGGCCTGCTCGTCACAAAGACCAGCGACGGTGAGCCTGCAGTCACGTGGCCCCTGCTTGAGATGGGCGTCGAGGTCTGCCTGCACATCAGCGAGGTCGCCAACTGCCCCGACCTAGCGCCGGGAGCCTGCGCGAGCGCGGTGGTGCAAATGACGCAGTTCCTCGGATGCATCTGCAGCGCGTGCGACAGCCTAGTGGAGATACCGGAGAGGTGGAGGCTACATGCCGAAGAGCAATAGCGCCGCCTGCTGGCGGTGCCGCTGGTTTCAGGCAGACCCCGAGCGCACGGACGACTGCGGCGAATGCCACAGGCACCCGAGGCAGGGCGGGCTGGTCGAGGACGAGTGGGTCTGGCTGTTCCCATCGGTCGAGTGGGTCGACTGGTGCGGCGAGTTCGAGGAGGGCGAATGACGATAACTTTCGGCAACTGGCGTCTGCGCAAGTACGACGACCTGAACTGGGTGCTTGAGCACTGGCATGTGGCGAGGGCGGTCGGGCGGCACAAGGGGGGCGGCGACGCCAAGTGGCGCTCGTGTAACCGCTACTACCAGTACGGCGGCATCCCGTCCGCGATTCTCTACGCAGCCGACTGGGAGCTTCGCAACGGCGACCCGGACGAGTCCTTCTCATTGCATGAGTACGCGGAGCGGCTTGAGGCAATCACCAACAGCTTCAAGGATGCCATTCTCGCAAGCGTGAGCCACGCCTGACGGGAGATAGCGACTGGTCTGGACTAGTTGCCCATAGACGAGTGTGGGGGCCGGGAAACCGGCCCTCACAGATTGGAGGGAATAGCGTGGAGGAAATCAAGGTCAAGCTGGACGAGGGCGCTTACCCCTTGGTCCGTGCCCACGCAACCGACGCCGGGGCCGACATTCGCACGCCGAGGTCCGTCACCATCCCTGCTGGCGGGTGCGCAATCGTGAACACCGGAGTCCACGTGGAGCTGCCACACGGAACGGTCGGGATGCTCAAGAGCAAGAGCGGCCTGAACGTCAGGCACGGCATCGTGGGCGAGGGCGTGATTGACGAGGGCTACGACGGCGCAATCGTCGCCAAGGTCTACAACCACGGCGCACAGCCGGTGCGCCTTGAGCGCGGCGACAAGCTCATACAGCTCGTCGTGATGCCCGTCCTGTACCCGACGTTCGTCGAGGTTGAGGAGATTGACGGCGGCGAACGTGGAAGCGCTGGCTTTGGGAGTTCGGGTCGATGAGGTTCGAGCAGAAGTTGACTGACGAGCGCCTGTTGGAGCACATCAGGCGCTTCGTCTACAGGAACGGGTACGCGCCGACGATGCGCGAGATGGCGAGCGAGCTTGGCGTCTGCGAGTCGACGGTGAGGGCGCACCTGCACAGGCTCGGGCGCAAGGGCGTCGTGGAGTTCAGGCCATACGTGGCGAGGGGAGTGAGGATTCTTGGGTGACATGACCATGAGGAGGGCTGGCTACGCTCCGCTTGAGAGCGCCGGGGAGTACGTCTGCGAGTGCCTGCGGGACGGCGACCGGGTGTTCCCCAAGTGGGGCAACGAGGTGTGCGAGCGCATCGTGCGCTGCCGCGACTGCCGCTTCGCACAAGAGCTGTGCGACGGCATGTACGACTGCGAAGGCCCGATGGCGCAGACGTGGGACTACTACAACGACCAGCCAATGAGCAATCCGGTGCCACCGAGCGCCTACTGCGCTTGGGGCGAGCTTAGGGAGGGATAGATGGCATATAGCGACTACGGCTCGTTCGTCTACAAGGACGGCGAGCGCCGCCGTGACAAGGAGGACGTGGGCGTCTATGACACCGACGAGGCCAACCTGCCTAGTGGGATGCGCGTGTACGCCAACATCATCAAGAACATGGACAGGAAGCCGCAGTGGTGGGAGCAGTCCCATCATGGCGTCATGGGCGACGGCCCGGTGCGCGTCGGCTGCTACAAGCAGGGCTTCCCGGAGTTCTACGTCTGGCCGGACGGGGCAGACGGACCGACTGCCGTCTCGCAGGCGTCGGTCATAGATGCCAACGGCTGGGGCGGCGAGGAGTTCGTCAGCGAGTTCGGTGGAAATGCCTACATCGACTACGACTACGAGCTTTATGACTTCCGCGTGCCGGGGTGCGACGGGTACCTGTTCTCGGCGGTGGGCCACTCATGCACGGAAGCGCCCGCATACTTGGCAAAGATGGTCGAGCCGGACGGCACGGTCTGGGAATGCGACTACGACTACGGCTACGGCGCGGGCCTTACCGACTGCGAGGAGGACTAGATGGAGAGCACCTGCTTCGACTGCGCGTCGCGTGAGTTCGCACATCGCATCGGGAAGTGCGCACGCAACCACGAGGACGTGACACTGTTTGGCGTGGACTACATGCCCTACCCGCTGGATGCGGACGGGGAGCAGGTTCACTTCGGAGACGTGATGGAGTGGGACAACGGCACGTTCACCGTCCATGAGCTAAAGGTCACGGAGGACGGCTGGACAACGTGGGACGAGCAGCACGGCTATACCGTCCATGTCGACGTGTGCCACCACCACGCGCCAACCGTCGAGGACGTGCTACGCGACTACGCGAGCCGAATCCTGATTGCTGGCTGCATAGACGAGGAGGACGAGCTGGTGGCCGAGTACGCAGCCAAGCTGCAACTCAAGGAGGACTAGATGGAGAGCATCGAGAGACTGCGTACATATGCACGTGGTTACGAGCTGTACGTGAACCACAAACTGCTTGACATTGCCGACTCCATCGAGCGCGAGGTCGAGGACAAGCTTACGAGCAGCGAGTACAACATGCGCCGTGAGCATGACGAGTGGGTGGCCGACCGAGACGCCAATTGGGTCACGCTTCCGCTGGCCGCAGACGGCGAGGCAATCCACATCGGGGACTTGATGGAGTCAGACGATGGCGAGACGTTCAAGGTTTGTCGGTTGCAGCTATTCGACTCTGGCTGGGCAATCGACGGCGGCAAGTTCACTCAAGGCGAGATACGCCACCACCACGCGCCAACCGTCGAGGACGTGCTGCGCGAGTTCGCCGATAGGGTCTGCAACAGCGGTCACCAGTGGGGCCTTGACGCCGACACCACCATCGCCGAGTACGCCGCGCGGCTCAGGCTGGCAGGTGATGGGGAGTGAGTTCGCCAAGCCCATTCACCGTCACCAAGGACGGGTGCCACTTCGAGGTCAAGGTGGACGCACACTACGTCTCGGACGAGGAAATACAGATTGTCCGCAGGTACATTACGACACTCAATGACGAGAACGACAGGCTGCGGAAGCTGGTGCGGCATCTGCGCGAATGCACGCGGCATAACGTCTGTGTCTTGTGCGACTACGCAGATGATGCGTGTGATTTCGACTACGACATGCACGAGCTGGGAGTGGAGCCATGAGCGCGATAGACGATATCGCCGCATATCTCGCAAGCCTTGAGACTGGCGGCAAGGATATCGGCCAAATCATCTTTGACGAGTTGACGCCCGTCGTGCGGTGCCGGGACTGCAAGTTTTGCATGAGCTATTGGGAAGCCGACTACTGCGATTACTTCAAGCACGTAACGAACGACCCTGACGGCTACTGCGCGTGGGGAAAACGGAGGGACGCATGAGCGAACCTACGAGAAATGTCGTAGGTTCTACGACATTGCTGCCCTGTCCCTTCTGCGGGGGCAACTACGCCCAGTTCATCGAGTATAAGGCCGGGTACGGCACGGTCGGATGCGGAACATGCCAATTTGAGAAGCCTGACAGCAGCGTGGTCATTTTGCCAAAGGAAGAGGCCATCGCCGCATGGAACAGGAGGGCCAGCGACCGCACGACCACTCGCCACGGCAGGTACCGCACCAAGTACGGGCGCAGGGTGCCGCTGTGCGAGTGCTGCGGCTACTCAATCGGTGACCTGCGCTGGAAGTTCTGTCCCGGCTGCGGAGCGGAGGTGGTTGACCATGACTAGCTTCTGCATCGCCTACGGGCTAATCGGCGTTGCGACCATCGCCGCGTGCGCCTACATGGTCTGTCACGGCTGCGCTTGGTGGCAGGTGTTCTGCATGGCCGCGCTCGGCGTGACGATGCTGCCGGGGTACACGAGGAAGAGTGGTGATGCGGAATGAGCTGTCATATGTGCATGCACACACATCTGATGTACGGAGGGTCGGAGTATCCAGAAGGAGCCGAAGTCTGCTGCAACATCGAGCGAATCGACGGAGAACCTGCGCTTACCATGACGGCTTACTTCATCGCGCATCCAGAGTACGTGTCGCAGACGGTATATCGCGGATGGGTGCCGATAAGTCACTGTCCGTGGTGCGGAGAACCTTTGAGGGGTGATACGGAATGACTGCGACCGAGCGCCTGCGTGCGCTGCTGGACAAGTGTGGGGTGGAGTGGAGGCCCATCGCGTGGAATCCCAAGAAAGAGACGTTTTACTACACGTCAGAAGGCGTTGGTTTTTGTGCTGACGAGTACGTAGATGGGGTGAAGATTTACACCGATGCCATCATCGCCCCCGAGCAGGCCATAGCCGCGACGCTGGGGCCGGGGACGTGCCGCATGGAACATCTTTGGTCAGACGATATCGACGGGGTGTGCTGGTGGTGCAAGGCATGTGACAAGCCAGCGTTCACACACGGGGACTTCCAGCCCAACTACTGCCCCAACTGCGGAAGGAAGGTGGTCGAGTGATTGACGAGCGCCTAGAGGGAGAGGAGCCACCGCGCCACCGCAAGAAGGCCAAGAGGAGCCACGTCCGCAGCGACCACAAGCACGAGTACGAGCAGGTCTGCATCGACGGCCACGGGTACATCGTCTCGCACGGCATCAAGGCACCGTTCTACTGGGTCGGCAGTAGGTGCCGGGTCTGCGGGAGGCTGCAGGACGCGAGGGTGAGGCCCGACATGCACGAGCCGCCCGAGGGAATGCGGCTGTTCGAGGTCGAGGACTTCGTCATGTTTGTAATTGGCGGCGAGCTGCCAGAAAGCTACGAGGTAAAGACCGGAAGGGAGCAATAGATGGCCCAGATTAACCTGTCCTATGACATGGACGAACTTGCGCAGAAGTACACCTTTATCGTCTCACCGTTCGAGACTGGTCCGCTCGCCGTGTTTCTGGAACGCCTTCGCGTGCAACTCACAACCGCAGGCACAACTGGACGGAACAACGTCGACGAAGTGGTGATGGAAGCGGCCAGCCACATGATGTTCTCGTCATGCCGTCCCAAGCGCATCATCCGCAACGGTCCGGCGACCATCGTGTTCTGGAAGGACGGCACCAAGACGGTGGTCAAGTGCCACGATGAGGACTACGACCCCGAGAAGGGGCTTGCGATGGCGCTGTGCCGCAAGCTGTGGGGCCGCTGCCAGACCGAGCGGTTCGTGAGGATGGTCGAGGAGCAGGAGGCGCGATGAGGTACGTGCTGATACCGCTGGACATGTGCATCGACAGAAGCGCACGCATCCTATCGAGGGTCGCCAAGACCTCCCTTGACGGTAGCTGTGTGAGCGGCGAGAAGCCGGAGCGAATCGCCGAGAGGATGCTGCACGCGCTTGGCTTCAAGGTCGTGAGCGAGCTGCGCGGCGACCTTGACGAGTACGAGGAGGGCTAGATGGAACAGACTGATGCGGCGCTGGCCGAGCTTGCACGGCAGCTCGGAATCAGCGTCGGGGAGCTTTGGGGATGGTTGCAGGGCAACGGCATCGAGGCTTATGCGGCGGCTAAGGTCGCAACCGGACTCACCGAGGTCATAAGCTGCCTGCTCGTGTTCGCCGTGTGCGCAGTGGTATTTGCTAACACGCTGAGGGCCTTGGAGAAGGTCGACTTCGACAGCGAGTTTTGCTGTGTAATGGCACTTTGCACTGCTGGAATCATCGGCATCATTGCGATAGGCTGCGCCGCGCTGTGCCTGCCGTCGCTCGTCGGCTGGATGGTCTCGCCGGAGGGCATGGTGATGGACGTGCTGCTGAACTAGGCAACTGGTTGCCGGAGTTTGTCGTGGAAACGCTTCCATGACAAACAAGGACGCCGATTCTCACCTGATTCCTGTCAAAATCGCCGATTCCGCTTGTTGCAAACCCCCTTTCACGACAAACAAAAAAAGGCCCCCACCCTGCGGGATGCAGAGTGGGGGCTTTTCTCGTCTAGCGGCACCGGTGTTGCGAAAGGAGGAGGTTGGGCATGGCGATGGAGGGCTGGTGCCGCGAGAGAGCTACAGGAAAACCGTCGAGCACCGCCCGAGGATGAATCCGAGTGCGAATATCAGGAACACGTCGAGGGCGAACCCAACGGCAACGAACAGGCCGTAGGACTCGTGCCACTCGTCGTCGTCCATGAGCTGCGACCTCACTGGTCCCACTTCCCGTCGTTGAGGGAGCGCTGCAGGGCCTTGCCAGTGTCACGCCCGAGCACCTTGTCGGCACCTGCGGGACCAAGGTCGTAGCCCCAAGAGCGCAGGCGGTTCTGCGTGACCAGCACGAACTGCGGCCCGATGATGCCGTCAGGCTCGATGCCGAGGTAGCGCTGGACCGCACGCACGAGCGCGGAGCCGCTGCCCTCGTCGTAGCGGACCTTGCACGTGATGGCCGGGTACCAGTGGGTGTTGGCCCAGACCTGCCCCCACAGCTCGCCGTCGAGCGGGGTGTGCATGGCCTCCTGCCAGTCCCAGATGGTGTCGTGCCCGACCCAGCCGTCGACGTCCAGCTTTCCTGCATGCTCAGGCTCGCCGTCCCACGTGAGCGTGATGGTCTCGGTGCCATACCCCTCGCGGTTGTCCTGCGAGTATCCGTGGGCGCTATGGTCGATTAGGTGGTCCATGACCTGCGCAGTGGCCTCGGCGATGGGGATGCCGCCGCAGGTGCGGGTGCCGAAGTAGCGCCACGCCGACTCCCAGTTCCAGTAGGACTGGTCGAACGCCGAGCGGCCAATCTCGTTTCCCGTCTGGTCGCCCTTGGTCCAGCCGTGGACGCCGCCCGACTCGTCGATTCGAGCACCACCTTGGAGGCCGTTCCCGAGAAACATCTCGGTATGGCCGGACTTCCACAGGATATCGCCGCGCTGCAAGTGGTTGAGGTTCACTTGAATGTAGCCGCACTGCTTGAGCAGGGAGCGCTCGTTGCCAGTCCAGATGTACGTTCCCTTGGGCAGCAGGCCAGCGGCTATCAGGCAGGTGCCGATTGCGCTTGAGCAGTCCCGGTCTAGGCCGGGGATTTGCACGGTGACCCTAGGCATTGATATCGCCGCCCTTGGGCATGACGCGGCTGGTGAGCCAGCCCACCAGCCCCTCGGCGTCGGGGTTGTACTTCTTGACCAGCTCTAGCACGCTGCCGACTTCCATCAGGATTACGTAGGCACACGTGGCGAGCAGCACTGGCTGGAACTCAAGCTCAAGGCCACCCGCGAGGATGCCGTCGAGGATGCAGCCCATCGCCACGGCGCAAAGCTCGGTGTACTTGTGGAGCAGACCAGCCCTCATCTTCTCGGACGAGAACGTGCTGGTCATGATGGCCCCACCAATCCCGAGCAGGAAGTCGAGCAGGATGAAAAGCAGGACGCCCACGATTGCGGTCTGGCTCATGGGGTCTTTGATTGGGGTCAGGAAAGCCTCATACGGGGGCATCGGTACCTCCTAGCAGACGAGGGCGGCGATTGCCGCGACGATGGTTGCGATTACGTAGGCAACGAACGCGAACATGACGAGGACCGGGACGATGCTCGTCTCGTCCGCTGGTGACGGGTACGGCATCACTACTCACCGTCCCCGTGGTCAAAGCGCCCTGACTGGACGAACGTGCCATCCGAGCGCATGTAGACCGCCGCATGGCACGGCAGCGCGGACGTGGCGGCAGCGCTCATGATTGCGTGGAACTTGGCCCACGCCTCGTTCTCGGTGTCGAACGAGTACACGAGGTTGCCGACTGTGCCGTCCTCGTTGGTTTGCAGTTCGATTACGATGTGCTTGGGACGAATCATTCGATGCTCCTTAATCGACGGCCACGACTTCCACCGTGAACCACGTCATGCCATAAAGCCCCTCGTTCACCGCGTCTGGCGGCTCCCAGCGGGCCACGACCAGCGTGTTGCCTGCGTTCAGGTGGAATAGCTTCGGTGCGAACGTCACCGACTTGTGGTAGGTGCCGTTGGATGGGAAGTAGTTGGTCGCGCTGTTCTCGGTGCCACCAGAGACGGTGCTGCCCGAGACGGTCGGGTTGATGAACACGCCCAACGACCGCCTGTTCTTGATTCCGGTCCCGTAGATGCCGTCAATCCACGTGCATGTGCCGCTCACGCGCACGGTGCATCCGACACGCGCCGTGAACGTGCCATGCTCGGTGTTGAGCGAGACGTAGTTCCCAATGCTCCCGGTGGTGGCCTTCAACACCTGCAAGCCCATCGTGTGCCAGCCATCCGTGCCGCTCCACTTGAAGCGGATTTCGGTCGGCGCTCGCGTCAGCATCGGTCGCGTGAGTGAGACGATGGCCTGAGCAAGTGGCACCTCGGTATCCTCGCCCGTGCCGTCTCCCAGCGTGACGTAGGAGTACGCGCCGCTATCGCCTATGGTTATGGTCTTCACACCCAGACGCGCCGTCGCGTCTGCGGCATCGTAGGCGTCGCTGCTGCGGGAGCGTGAGTAGAGGTTGGCGGTGGACTCGGCCCGGTAGTCGTTGGAGGACTCCGAATCGTCGTAGAGGTAGCCCTGCGCGGTGATGCCGTAGTCGGCTATGCAGCCGTTCGATAGCGCCGCGCCCTCGTCGGTCGTGGTGCCCGTCAGGCCGATGGTGTCCACGTAGGAGATGTAGTCGGCGGCTGAGTCGCGCTGGATGCCGGACGTGAGCGACGCGCCCTGCTCGTCGGTCGCGCCGAAGAAGCGCACCGCCGCGCCCCTGCTCGTGCCGTGCGGGTCGGCGAAGATGTTGCCGCCCAGCCCGATTTCGTCGGCGGTGAAGTACGACATGATGTTGGCGGCGAGGTTGCCCAGCCCGTCCCAGACGGTCATGGCAGGGCTGGTGCGGTAGGTCACCGAGAGCGTCGCGCCGGGGTTGGCTGACCACGTGTCGTAGCCCAGCACGAGCGTCCCCAGCTTGCCGCTGCCCACCACGTGGCCGCTGTTAGTCCACAAGTAGTCGCTGGTTGCGTTGCCGTCGACGGTGACGGACTCCACGACCATGGGGCGGTAGGTCAGCTCGTAGTAGTAGTCCTCGTCGGCCCGAATCTGGAACGTCTCGGTGTAGGTCTTGCCCGTGGTGAGTGAGAGCAGGTTGTTCAGGCCGTTGCGGAAGAACTGCCCCGCGCTCGTGATGAGCACGTTCTGGCCCGTCTCCTCGCCGATGCGAATCAGGTTCGCCCCGAACGTCGCAAGCGTCCCGAGTATCGACGGCACGCCACCGCTCCACGCCGTCCGCACCACGTCAAACGAGCCAGCCGCGTTGACCAGCGCCGCGATGGCGTTGCCGACGTAGCCCGCAAGCACGCCGCCCGAGAACTGGCGGATGAGCGTCTGGCGCTCGGTGACCTCGGCCTGTAGGTCGGCCTCGGTTGCCATGTCCTCCGGTGCGGGGGACCAGCTTGTTGGCGTGTTGCCATGTTCCAGCTTGACGGCCCAGAACGAGACGTTCGTGTTGGACGAGGTTGCAGCGGTTGCCTGAATCGTGAGGGCGATTCTGCCACCGGCGTCCACAATGTCCTGCGCCCGTTGCAGCCACGTGATTTTGACCCACACGCGGTCGTGAGCGCCGGGAGAGAACGTGTTCGATGGGTAGATGGAAATGTCCCCGGCCCCCGCATTCGAGCCGTTGCGCGTCTCCAAGCCAAGGATGCTTCCGAACAGTCGCGTCCCGGACGAGTTGTAGGCCATCGCGTAGAAGGCCAGCGTGTTGCCAACCGTCGCATCATTGCGTGCGTCAACGGAGAGCGTCACGGTGTCACCAACCGAGAGGTCGAGGGCGTTGGCGTACACGCTGATGCCGTTCCAGTTCGACCGCGCCACCGTCTCGACGAACCCATCGGAGCGCGTGCGGAACGTCTGGCTCGAATATTGGACGCCGACATATCGGTTTGTCTTTGCTGCCTGTGACGCGAACGCGAAGTCCTTGGAGCCGATGGCGAGGTTCGTCCCGCCGACCTGCAAGTTGTCAACGGCACTCTTCGCGCTGTTCGCGGTGTTGGTGGCCGTCGTTATGCGCGTGTCCAGACCGGATGCCGTCTGCTGGACGTCGGTCTTGGTGGCGTAGGTGGTGGCTGCGTCGCTCTTCGTCTCGTAGGTCGCGGCCACGCTCGACTCGATGCTCGACGCGCTCTGCTGGATGGCGCTGTTCATCGAGGCGGTGGTGGCGTAGTCACCCTTTGGCTGGTAGTCCTCCGCGACCTCCGAACGGATGCCGTCAAGCCCCACGGTGAGCGCCGACTTGGTCGCGTATGTCTCTGCTGCGTCCGATTGCGTCTCGTAGGTCTGGGAAGCTGCGAGCTCGATGGCGTCCTTGGTCTGGCTCACCAGCGTCTTTGTCGCATACGTGGTGGCGAGGTCGTTGCTGTTGGTGTAGTTGGTCGTGACCCACGTCTTTACGGCATCGTCGCCGTCCTGCCGCTCGACCTTGGTGGCGTAGGTGGTGGCAACGTCGGAGCGGAAGTCGGCCACGTCCTGCCGGACCTGCTCGACCTCGGCTGCGGCCTCCTGCGCGATGCCCTCGACGGATGCCGCGAGGTCGTGGGCCTCGGTGACGCGAGTATCAACATCGTCTCCCCAACCGGGGTTGCCCGTCACCACGGGTGCCTTCATGGTGCCGCCGCCAAAGACGGTGACAACAACATCATCGCCCTCGGACACGCCAACGGTCGTGGGCATCTCAACGCCCACACCATGCTCGCCGTCGTAATCGTCTGGCATCGTCACGTCCTCGGACAGCGCGACGTACACGCTGCCGTCAGACGAGTCGGACGTTGCGGTGCCGATGTAGGTGCGGGTCGTGGCGTCGGTGGAGACGATGTTCTCCTCGGCCCGTGAGCGACCATACAGCTTGGCCGCAAGCTCATCAAGAATCGCCATCCTTGTCCCCCTTGTCTCCCGATGCCGTCTCCTTGAGAGTCAGGTGCATCGTCATGTTGGACAGGTCAAGCTCCACGTTGCGCACGAGGCACTTGCGGGTGCCGCGATACGCCTGCAGGCCGTCATGCACCACAAGCTCGACCACGTCGCCCTCCCATACGGGGAGGTAGGTGGTCGTAAGCTCCCAAGTCACAAGCTCGGGCGCGTTCTCCTTGAGGTACTGGTTGGCGAGCTGCTGCGCACGCTGCGCGGTCTGCGGCGTAAGCTCGGACACGGAGCGGAAGTCGGTGACGGTGTACCCACGCTGGCCGTGGGCCTGATGCAGCGAGCTGGAAACCTTCGCGGAGGCGTTAATCTCCCGCTGCACGGTCGTGCTCTTGCCGTTCTTGGTGGTGGTGTCGCTGTACTTGAACGAGACGGCGGCGGTGTCGACCATCTGCAGCCAGTCGGTCGAGCGGGACAGGTCGTCGAACGCGATGCCGCGCGGGTCGGTGAGGTCGATTCGGGCGACAGGAACCTTGCTCGCCGGGTTGACGTACTTGGACACCGTCACGCGCCCGTCGCAGTCGACGTCGAGGCGGTCGTTCGCCATCGTGCATAGCGAGTAGAGGCACGAGAGCCTAGACGTGCCGGACTCCATGACCTGCGGGGTCTTGACCCTGTAGTCGTTCGCACCGGAGACAATGGTGTACTGGTACCTCGCGGCGTCCATGCAGTCGCGCATGGCCTTGAGCGCCATCGCGTTCTTGGCTATGGTCCACGGCCGCACGAGCTTGTCGGTCGACAGGCCGAACAGCATCGACTGCAGGGACAGGTCGTAGTGCCAGACCCAGCTGGTCCTGCTCGCCGAGTCGTCCGTGACGATGTAGGTTCCGATGGTCCGCTTCCAGCCCCATGACGGTACCTCGTGGACCACGCGAATCAGAGAGCCGCGCACCCAGCCGTCGCCCACCACGGCGAGCGTGCCGCTGGTGCGGACGTCGGTGTAGTACGCCGCCTCAAGGGAGGAGCCGGACAGGTCGACCCCGTCCAGCTCCCCGTACACGTCGTTGAGGTTGGTCGGCGACACCATGAGGAACGTCAGCCTGTCCTCGCGGGTCTGGTCCTTCCAGTCGAGCGCCATGTCACCACGTCTCCTCTACCATGTTGACCTCCACCTCGGTGAACTCGCGGTGGGTGCGGTAGGCGACGCTCGTCACGGCCACGGTAGCAACCTCGCCGCTCGGTGCGCGGTAGGTGACGTGGTGGGCGCGTGATAGGGCGAGCATCTGCGCCCTCGTCGACTCGGTGACCCCCTCGAACAGGAGGCCCACTGCGGCGAACTCGGACGCGATGGGGCCTTGGAAGTAGACGTTCTGGTACTCGCGCCCGTTGAGGGCCATCGTCTCGGATATCGGCGTGATGGTGCGGTCGGTGACCATCGGGTCGCGGTCGCACTCAAGCAGGAACGTGCCGCCGTCCCAGCCCCAAGCGTGGCAGGGCGTCTGCCCAGCGAGCACGCCGGAGCCAGCGGCGAGCGACAGGTGCGCGATGCCCCAGCCCGGTCCGTCGCTTGCGGACAGGAACAGGTCGAACGGGCCGAACGGGTAGTCCACGTAGGCCACGCCGTCGACCACGTCCGCCTCGTGCAGCACGCCGTTGGCGCGGTACCAAGCGCCCGTGACGTTGCCGGGAACCTCGACCTTGAGCCGTCGCCCGTCGACCGCCGTGAGCGTCGGGTCGATTGAGACCTCGCCCGCGTCGTAGGAGACGCCCACGGACGCATGGTAGGCGTCCGGATACATGGCCGTCTGGTCGTTGCCGACCTGATAGGTGACCGCCATCGTCTTGCCGTCGTCAATCCAGCCGTTGAGCGCGTCCTGCGGGACGTCGAAGGTGCCGGTGACCGCAAGCCCGTCGTGCTCGACGGGGCGGGACAGCATCTCCTGCCCGTCGACCTTGACCGACGTTATGCGGACGTTGGTCGTGCCGCCGTCATAGTCGCTCACGTAGGGGATTCGCAGCCCGTCAGGGCCGAAGCCAGCGTTTGAGAGCGTCACCACGGGAACCGTCACGGCCTCAAGCGTCGCGGAGGACGAGAGGCCGCGCACGCGGTTCGTGCCGGAGCCGGCGTAGGCGCGTAGCTGGAACTCGTACTGCCGCGCCTTGTTGCCCGACGCCAGCGACGCGGGGAGGCCAGCCGTGAGCCAGTAGCTCGTGCCGTCGCGGGTGGTCGCCACGTCCGTCCAAGCGGTCTGCTCGCCCCAGTCGCCCCAAGCCGACGTGTCGGAGTCCATCGTGCGCTCGCGCCAGCTACCCTCGAAGCCGTTGGCCGTGTTCGACGCCCATGACTGGGTGCCGAGCCAAGCCGGGTAGAGGGTGGTCGCCGCCGCTCGCTGGAAGCCGTAGTCGGTGCCGCCAGCCGTACCCGTCCACCCCTGCATCGAGGGGACGGGCAGGCTGGTGTCCTGCTTGGAGGTCGGGTAGAGGGCGAACTTCTGGTTCGCGCCGCTGTGGGCCGTGTAGATGAGGACGTTCGTCTTGTTCGTGGTAAGCGCCTTCTCCACGTCCATCATGTACGTAGAGCCGTCCGTCGTGACGTATGAGCCGATGGTGACCACCGGACACGAAACGCCGTCGATGGTCACCGTCTCGCCAGTCTCGGTGATGCGCCAGCGCTGGTTGCGCTGGTCGTTGTCCGTCCACTGGGACACGTTGGTGCCGTTCGCAGCCGTGGCGTGCTCCACGTCAACGTACATCCCCGACCACACATTGCGGATGGACCACTTGTTGGCTTCCTCAAGGTCGATGTAGAACACCTGCGCGTTGCCGTGGTTGACGGCATAGATTTCGACGTTCGCACCCTTGACCTTTGACGCGCCGTACACGTCGAGGGCCATGTTGGTAGCCATGTACGAGCGAATCTCGTACACGCCGTCAGCGATTGCCAACGTTCATCGCCCCCTTCCGCTCAAGCGTGGTCATGAGGCCGATGAAGGCCGACCTGATTGCCGGGTCGTCGTTCACCCGCGCGTCGTTGATGTACAGGTTGTACTGGGTGGCACCGGCAACGCGACGTGCGACGCCGTCAGCGATGGTGTCGGTCAGCGGTCGCGTCGCGGCGCGGTTGTTCAGCGGGAGGACGGCCTCGATGCCAGCCTCGCCGATGAGCCGGTTGCCTGAGAACATCGAGTGGTTGGTGATGTAGCCGTCTGCGTAGGCGGCGATGCCGCCGTCACGCTGCTTGACGTACTTCGACTTGGCAAGCGTGGTGATGGTTACGGTCTTGGACTTAGGCAGCGAGTCGAGCTTGCTCTTGGCCGCGTTGACCGCGTCGAACAGGCTTGTCGCGGTTCCCGTGATAACCACGTTGGCCTTCGAGCTTGCGAGCTTGTCGACCTGCGTCTTGGCGTCCTTGACCTTTGCCACAACCTTGTCTGTGCCGGTCTCGGTGACCTCGACCTCGGGGTTCTCAGTCTCTGCGGCCTTCCGCTTCTCCTCTGCGAGCCTTGCAATCTTGTCTGCCACCTCGTCGACGCTTGCGCTGTTGGCGAGAATCTCCACGAACTCGTCCCTCGTGAGGAGGGCGAAGTCCTCGGCTGCGAGTCCGGCGTCGTTGAGCGCCTGCGGGAGGTCGTCGCCGAACATGGCCGCGAGGTCTCGAATCTGCTGGCTCACCTCGTCGCTGCCGTTGGACAGCCACGTGAACCACTGTTTCAGGGCCTCGTCGTTGGGCAGCTTCATGACGTCCGCGAGCTGCTGCTCGTAGCCCTTGAGCGTCTCCTCTGTGGAGGCAATCTGTGAGTCTATGTCAGCGACGTCCTGCTTGAGCTTCTCCGTATTCTCATGGGCCTCCATGAGCCTGTTGGACGCCTCGCCCCACTCGCGAAGCTGCTGCTCGCTCCATTGCGACCTGTCCGAGCCGTTCGCAGCCTCGATGTTCTTGAGGTCGTTGCGGAGCCGGTTCTCCTCACCAAGCGCGGCGAGATAGTCGTCCTCGGCCTTCTGGCGGTCTGCCTGCAGCTGCGACTGAGCCTGATACAGGTCGCGCATGTTGTTCTGGATTGCCTCGGCCTTTATCTCGCGCTCGCGTGCCGCGATTAGGTTGTCGATGTTGGTGATGAGGTCTTGTATCGACGTGCCTTGGTCGTCGTAAACCTGACCAAGCTCCGAGTTGTACTGGTAGTTGGTGCCAAACTCTCCGTTCACCAGCTCTAGCGCCCATTGGAGGGCACCAAGCTCCTGAGCGGTCAGCCCGGTCTGGTCGCCGTACTCCTCGATGATGCGCTTTGCTCGCTCGAAATCCTCGATTTGCGCCTGTGCGTCGGCGTTGCGGCCAGCTATCGTCTCGGACAGCTCGGCCTGCTGCGTGATTACGTCCTCAATGTCCCTCGCCGTGGTCTTGGCAACATCGCCATATAGCTGCAGCTCGCCGATTGCGTCGCCGGTCTTAATGTCGTCAAGCGTCTCCACGAGACCACGTGTCGCCGCGTCGAGCTTCTCGGCACGCTTCTGCGCCTTGTACTGGTCATACGCATACTTGGCGAATGACGCCACGCCAATGACGGCCACGACTGCGGCGATGCCACCGGCAAGAGCCGCCATAGCGCCGCCAGCCGAGATTGCGCCGCCTGTCATTCGGGCGATTGCCAGACCGAGCGTCCCGGTGCCGGTGGTGAGCGTCTTAATCGCCACGGCAACGCGCGAGATGCCGACCATGCCGCCGCCAATGACCTTCATTGCCGCACCGACCGCCAGCAGGCTCGGGCCGATTGCCGCAATCTTGATGAGCGTGTTGGCAATGTCGCGCTGCGCCGACGAGTCTAGCGAGTTGAAGGCGGAAAGCATGTCCTCAAGAGCGTTCGCCGCATCTATGATGATTGGGGTGAACGCCTTGCCGAGGTTGACCTGAGCGGTCTCGAACTCACCGCGCAGGTACTCAAGCGCCCAGCCGAGGTCACCCATTCGGGCCTGCATCATCTCAAGGGCGTAGCCGCTCCTCTCGGTGGCGGCGATGTACTCCTGCAACTCGGCGCTCCCCGCGTCCATGAGTGCGATTGCCGCTGGCAGGGCGCGTGCGCCAAAGATGGTGTTGAGCGTCTCGTTGCGCGCCGCGTCGTCGAGGTCGCCAAACGCCTCATTCAGCTCGTTGACCAGCTCAGTGAGGCCCTTCATCTTTCCGCTCGTGTCATAGACCTCTACGCCGTACTGCTCAAGCAGCTCCTTGGCCTTGCCGGTCGGTGCGCCGAGCCGCTGCATGAAGTTGCGCAGGCCCGTGCCTGCCATCTCTGCCTGCAGACCGTGGTCGGCAAGCAGGCCAAGGGCACCGGCGACGTCGTTGATTGAGTAGTCGGCTAGACCGGCCCAGCCGGAGACGTACCTGAACGATGATGCCAGACCGCCAATCTCGGCGGTCGACTTGTTGGCTGCGCCAGCGAGCGCGTCTGCCACGTCGGTGGCGTCCTCGGACGACAGGCCAAACACCTTGATTGCGTTGACGGCGACGGTCGCGGCGTCTGCCATCGAGATGCCGCCAGCAGCGGCGAGCTGCATGGTCGCCTCAAGAGCGCCGCCCTTAATCTGGGCGTCGGTCATGCCGCCCTTCGCAAGCTCTGACATGGCCTGAGCCGCCTCGGTCGCTGAGAACTGCGTCTCCTTGCCCCAGTACAGGGCAAGGTCGCTCATCTCGTCGAGCGCCGAGCCAGTCAGCTCAAGGTAGCCGCCGACCTGCGATATCGCGTTGCCGTATTCCTCGGCCTCGTTGAGAACCTGCCTGCCGAACAAACTAGTCAGAGCAACCTCGGCGGCGGTGGCGCGGACGCCGATGTTCATGAGCTTGTCGCCGACATTCGACAGGGCAGCGCCGCCAGCACCAAGACTTGCGAAGAACTGGCCGGGAGACGTGTTGTTCAGCCACTCGTCGACCTCGACACGGGCAAGCTCCTCGCCGAGCCTCCTGGCCTCGGCCCGTGCGACGGCCATCTTGTCCTTTAGGTCGTCAAGCTCCTTCTCGTAGGCCGTCGTCTGCTCAGAAAGGTCTTTCTGACGTGCCGTGAGGTCTTTGATTTCCGAGCCATAGCGCTTCTGCTCGTTTCCAGCCCTGCGCATGGTCTCGACGGACGAGTTCATCGTGTTGCGGACTTGCTCGTATTCCGCATTGACGGAATGCAGCTTCTCGCCGTTTTCGTCAAGCAGGCTCGCGTTCTTTGCCAGCTCATTGCTCGTCTGCTTGAGCTGGACCTCCCTGTTTCTGGCATTGCGCTGCTCGGTGCTCAGCTCGTTGTTGCGCTTCTTGAGGCTCCTGACATACACGTCACTCTGTCCGGCACCCCTGCTGAGCAGGCTGGCTTGCCTTTCCTCAAGCTCATTCTGCCTGCTGAGATACTGCGCCTCTTGGCGCATGAGTTCTCCGCGCTCGTTATGGAGCTGCTTGTAGCGTTGCTGGGCGACGTCGTAGCTTTCCGTCGACTCCTTCAACGCGGCGCTCACACTAGAGTAGCGACTCTTGGCATCTGCGAGCTGGCTGTTCACGCGGCCCTGCTCTGCGGTCGCGTCCCTCAGCTTGTTCTGGTAGTCGTTGTAGTTGTCACGCAGCTTGCGGACCGCGTCGCCCTGCTCCTC